TCTTTTGATTGTAATTGGTGTTGATAAGCCCTGCCGTGTCCGTTGTCGGGATATTCGGCATATTGCTGTTGATATAGCTGGGCTGGTTTACCTGCGAGCCAGACAAAAGCGCCGTGATTTCGTTGATAGGCTGGTTGCGCTCGGCTGTAATGCTGTTCTGAGCATTCGAATACATATTGCCATAGAGGTTATCCCGCGCATTGGAACGGTTGTCACTGAATTCGGACATGCCACGGGTATATGCGTCAGAGCCTAGTTTGATGCCCTGGTTCGACAACTGGGATTCATAGTCGGACTGCTGCCGCCCCCACTGCTTGTCGAAATCGTCCATGTAATGCGTATTCGCATAATTCTTGATATTCTCGGCAGACAAATCAACCGGCTGGGCCATGTAGTCGTTCAGAAACCCGGACTGATTGTTTGCCAGCGTACCAAGATTCAACGACGCACCGTCCGTCTGATCCTTTATGGCCTGCTGCGCGGGTGATAGCGTCTGCGTGGCCGTAAACGTCGGGATGTCATAGGACTTGTCCGTGTATGGATCATCCCACGTATGCGAGCCGGTTTGATCATACGTCAAATTTCCGTCAGGCGTAACCTGGTTGACGTTTCCAAGGAAAGCATTCGACACGGCTGTACCGACATTGGTGGCCGTCGAAGCCGCTGATGTTTCCTTTGGATCCGGTGGCTCTGGCGCTTTTGGCTTACCCATGAGTTTTGGCCTCGAATTTGTTTGATTTCCAATCGTCATCAGTGAGCGTGTTGATTATCTCATCTTCATGACGGCCCCGCAATCGCGGGATGCGGTGGCTTTTGAAGCCGTACGGTTTCATAATTCTATTCAGGACTTTGCTGTTTGCGCTGGTGCGCATGACGACTAGCTGACAGCCTGCTTTATCGAAGCAATACGAAAACATCTCATGCAGCGTTCTGCGTGTCAGCCATCGTTTGTCTATCGATGCGCCGGACATTTCAATAACGCCGTTATCAGGTTGCCAATTGTGGAAGACGACAACAGCGACAAGGTTGCCTTTGCGGATCATTCCCATCGTCGTGAAACTGTCGAATGTCTTGCCTTGCCCCGGCCATATCTGGTTTGCGCACCATGCGCCCATCTTGAAGTTATCGTCTGGATTGCTTGCACCGCCCCAGACAATCTCCATCAAACCATAACCCCGCCGACCTCATACATCATCGTGAGCGATACAATGTTGATGTGAGGCGTAGGCGTCACGCCGGATGTGATTTGCACTTGAGGTGCGACAACGAACCCGGTTCTGCCGATCGACTGCCATTGCGTTTTTGTCTCGAGATCAACGCTTACGCTCCATATAGCCGTGTCCCACAATCCAACATCCCATGTGTCAGTTGTGTAATCGGCGATGGAACTGGGGACGGTTGGAAGCGATTCCGCATAGTTCGTGGAAATTGAAAGATTTGAATTCACATCAGAATCTGCGGTAAAGATTCCGCGCATTGATTTAACTGTCTTGTGAGCGCCGGTGTTTGCCAGATGGTCCCATGACCATACGCATGTTCCAGTGTATGGTGTCCCGTCGTCTGTGCCGCCGACTTCCATCTGCATGACTTTGCCGTCACTTGTGCCGAAATATCCTATTTGGTTGAATATTCCAAGGCATTGCGTATCCCACCCGGTATAACGGCACCATGCGCCCGTCTCGAGGTTGACAACAAAGCAATACGCCTCTGTCGAGCCATCGATCACGGGCAACGACACGACGGCCATATTGTTCGAAGGCCACTTGAGAACATCCCACGATTGCGAGCGCCTTGCACCTACTTCTGTTTTCCATTCCGGTTCGATTGCGCGGGTTATGGCTGCGAGTGACAATGCAGCGCTGTCTTTCTGGACTGCTGCGGTAATCGGCACCATTCCGTCCTCCGTGGCTATCACAAGGTCACCACCAGCCTTCAGCGTGGCATTCTTGCCCATAGGTGCGGTGATTTGATAAACGCCAACCTTGGCCCATGTTGATGCGCTTGCCGGGTTTGTGCCTTCATAAATTGCCACTTCGCCCGTTGTCGAGACAAAGACGCATTTATCGTCAAGGCCAGCGCCGCTGTCGAGTGACCACGTTCCGCCGAAAAGCAGCGAACCACCATTCTGGAATATGCCATTCAGCGAGAATGTGGATGCTGCACCGCCAATGGAATCCGTTCCCAGATACCACGTGTTCATGGTGCCGCTTTCAATGAAAAACAGCCGGTTGGCGAATAGCCAGACAAAGGAAAACGCGCTGGTATCAACGCCGGTAAGAGCCGCGACAACAGTCACCGCCCCTGATGGGATGTCAGCGTCCGCCGATCCGGTTGAAGAATCCGTTATGGTTTCATTGTCCTGGAACGTGCCGGCGATCAGCCGAACCCTGAGATTTCCCGTTGCACCGTTGTCCGTCAGCGTCAATATGGTTGCCGTCGCGCCGGATGTGCCGCCTGTTATCACAAGCCCTTCGGTGAAGGTGCCTGTTTCCGCGTCGTAGGCTATGTCAAGGATAGGCAGTCCGTTGACTGTGAAAAACTCTGTACCGTCGTATAATTGCGCTTCGTCTGTGCCGTTGACGGCATACATGTAATTTCCGCCGACAGTTGCAATCTGGGCTGTTGAGTATTCGCCCGATGTCTGGCCGGTGACTGAAGCCGTCGGGATAGCGTCCGCGTCGGCAACTGTGCTTATATCAAAGATGTTGTTTTCGTCAGCGGCGAAAAACTGCTGTGCCGCTGAACTGATATAGTGCATTAGCGTCAAAGTGCGGCCTGTCGATACCGTGGCATATTTCCTAGACCCACCGCGCAGCCGAACATCCTTTGTCGTCGGGAAGAAATTGTCCAGCGTATAAGCGCCGCCCTTGCTGGATGCTGCAAGGTTCTCGTTTCGAATCCAGCCACGAACAGGCGGAACGAACGTCGCCACTCTGGAATCTGCCCGGGCAGGCTGCGGGACAGGTGTGCGTCGAAAGCCGGTTCTCATGCGGTTATATTCTGCGGGTATGCGGTTGTGATGCCTTTAGGCATTCTGATTGTGCCGATGCGTATCATGCGAGCGCCCTTGTCATGGGTGATCAGGCTTTCCTTGCGGGATTCGTAAGATTCCATGTCCTCCTGATACGGAAGGCCCTTGTTGGCCCGCCATTGCCAGATAATGCCATGCCGCAGCAATGTTTCATCAAGCCTGAATGTGTCTGTGTCAGCCGTGAACGATGTTTTGTTGTCACCAGCGGCAGGTGCGACAATCAGGTTTGAAATATAGTAGAATTTGGCTGTTACCGCGCTGGCAAGGGCTGGCTTGATGTGGAACTGATCGCCGTAGATCGTCCATGCGTTGACCACGAAGTCAAACGACTGCACATCGAGGCCCAGCCAGTGATCAGTGTCGGAGATCGGCGAAAGCGGCGTTTCCAGAGACGAAGACCAGACTTGCGCCTTTTTCAGCATCCGGTTATAGCCTGTCGGGAATGCAAAATCCTCTGTCGTGCCGTCACCCGTGAAGGTTGCAAGCGTTTTCAGTGTCTGCCAGTCATAGGACTGCATGATTCTTTCCGCCATGTCGTTGGCCGTTCCAACCAGTTCAATGTGTTCGCGGTCTGTGGATGCGAGAACAGCCGTCGGCACGTCGAGGCCAATAACCTTGCAGGCTTCCTGCATGACGGAAAGAATTGTCATTTATGCGGCCTCTTTTTGCTTTGCGAGTTTTGCGTTGAGTGCATCGGCTTTGGCAACAACCGTTTCATGCGAGCATTTATGGTGTGGCCGTTCGCCGCCCATGTCCACAATCCAGTTGCAGATGTCTTCATCCGCCCACATTTGAAACTGCGAATCCGCTGTGTTCTTTGGCGGTTCCTGCTCTTTGGCAGGTGTCCCGGATAGCGCCGCCATCTGGGCTTGCAGGGCTTCCATCTGCTTTTTGAGTGCGTCGTTCTCACCAGCAATCTTGCTGAAGTCGTTTGCGCCCGATGCACCGTCAAGCCATGCCTGAGCCTTGTTCTTCAAGTCCCGGCCACCCATGCCAAGGCGGTTGAGGTTTGCGCCGTCCAGCCCTGCCAGAGCTTCCGCTGTGTGGATTTCAAGCGCGGCAAGTTCCTTGGCTTTCGATACGCCAATAAACGGCAGTTCGGAAAGCGGCGTTCCGGTTCCTTTGAAGTCGATACCCTTCTTGAATGCCGCATATGGGCCTTCATGCAGTTCGGCATAAGTCACGCGCCGGTTTGTATGCGGATCTCGGACCGAGCTTGCGCCGTGCGCCAGGCCAGTGAATGTTGATTTCGGATCGCCTGCGGCCTGAATCTTGACCATTTCCATGTCTTCATAGATTGGGCGTCCTTCTTCTTCTGAAAGGCGTTTGTTTTGCACACTGTCCATGTAGAACACCACATGCAGATGTTTGAAGTCCATTTCCATTTTATTGTCCTGTCTGAGAGGTTGCGGGGTGATAGGGGCGACCGTTAAGCCGCCCCCGTCATTTATGCCGCTGAAGCATCGTCCATGAACGGACGGCTGATTTCAAATTCAGCCAGCCCGGTTGATGGTGTGTCAACAGCAGATGCGCCCTTGGCGAGTTTCACGCGGTCGCCAGCGACAACAGCATCATCGATGCTGCCTGCCGTTGCAGTTGCGTAAACCAGAGCATTGTCAGCATAGGACGCAAGCGCCTTTCCGACGGCCTTGCCGGTGATGTGATACCAGCCCCAGGTTGATGCCACAGTGGCACCCATTGCGACAGCAACGGGGCCGATGGCATTGGCAGCGAGAAGTGCCGTCGAGCCATCATCCATATTGTAAGTAACCCAGCTATTCGCCGCCGTAGAGGCAACGCCTTTCAGATAGATGAACTCACCGGATCCATAAGTAGGATCAGTGGCCGTTACGATTGTCCCGACAGGGACAGCCGCAGCGGTATCTACGTCGCCGATTCGGGACTGCCCGAGACGGTTTTCAGTGATGACATAAGCCATGTTTTCAGCCCTCCTTACGAGCCAGGTGTGCTGTCATACATTTTGGCAGTATGAAGCGGGTTGTTGAGGGTGAGGTTTCCGTAAAAACCAATGTGCTGGACAATGGCGTCCTGGTTGACAGGGGCCTGTTTGCCGCCGAACTTCACGAAGTTACGGTCAGGATGATACCTGAATTTCAGCGCTTTGCTGTCGAGGAAGTAGGTTGTATTCGCGGGCATAGCCGAGCCAATACCGCCTTCAAGGACTACATCAATCGACTTGCCGCCACCGTAATATTTCAGGTTGGTGAAACCGAGCTTACCCATCTCGTTCTCGTCCTGAATACGCTGGATGCCGACCAAAGCCGCCGTGTATGCGATGTAATGCTCCTGAGAACACACAATGCAATCCGGGCCTTTGGTTCCGCGACTGCGCTCGATCATGATGTTATCGAAGATCGTTTTGACAGTCGAAGAAGTCACCTGAGTGATTCCGGTGAATGCGCTGTGGGCGTCGTATGTAGTTGTTGCCCATATTGCATTGGCACTCCGGTCAATACCGCCATAGGTATTGGTTGGAGTTGTCGGAATAGCCATCTGAAGCCCGCCGATCTGATTGGACGCTGTGCCATCAGAATGAAGGTCTTCGACGAAGCGATCAACCAGTTCGGTTTCGGCTGCGCTGATGTGTTCTTCCATGATATCCTTCAACTGGGCTGCGCCAGAGTTTTTCAGGATATCTTCGCCGCTCAATGTGACAGAAACAGCAGCCAGTTTGGCCGTGAATTCCGCATCGTTAAACAGTTCGGCAGGTGCCGGGTTGAGGTACTGATACCCAGAATAGCGGGTATACGAACCGGATTCGTTGTAAAGAAGACGCTCACGGATGGTCGGTCCCGAAAAGGACTTAAAACCGTTCTTCTTCTTCATGAGATAAAGGATGGCGTTCGAGTTGGACACAAGGTCTGAATAGCCCTTGGAACGATCCTCAAGCGCCAGCGAAAAGGCTTCCTGAAGCCGTTCGGTGGATGTCAAAGCCATGATAGGCCCTTTCAATTGTGGATTTATGAAAGCCCTACGGATGCAAAGGCATTATCCAGTGCATCGCGGGCAGATGAAGGTGCTTTTTTGGATGCCGGGTTTGAGCCGTTTCCTGGAGCGCCTGTGACTGATAGTTGTCCTTTGCGGGGTTGAGCCGCATCGGGTGTTATTGCGGCTGCTTGAGCCGATACAGGGGCTTGTGCCTGTGGAGCGGGGTTGAGCCGCTCGGCAAGGGTGTAGGCTTCCTGCAAATCCTGTGCGCGTCCGTTCTGTAGAAAGAAAGCTACATCCGAGCCGAGTTCCTCAAGGCGTGGATGGGTCTGCGCAAATTCGTTAATCTGTGACTGTACCGATTTCTCGGCCTGGCTTGTCAGCGTCTGGGTGACACCGCCGAGCTGCTGTTTGAGTCCGGATAGTTCCTGCCGCAGTTCGTGGATGATATTGTTCTGATGTTGCGCTGACTGGTCCGGCGTCTGGTTAAGGACATGCGCGGCAACGGATTGCAGATCGGTTCCAAGATTGCGGCATATCGTGTCAAGCCCCTGTATAGGGTTGTTTGCCAGCATATTCTCAATGCCACGGTAATTCTCGACCACATCTGTAAACCGTTGGCCTGTCTGTTTCAGTTCCTCAGCGAATGGCCGGAATTCGTCGAACTGCTGGACTTCCTGCTGGTATTTCTGAATGCCTGCCGTCAGTTCCGATTCCATCCGGTGAATTTCTGACTTGACGGATTGTGGCGCGTCTTTCCATGCAGCCTTGGCGTCGGCACTGAATCGGCTGGGTGCGTCTGAATAATTTGGCTTGCTTGGATCGTCTGGAACGGCTTGCGCTGTAGTTTCTTCGCCCTCGGCCTGTTCCTTGGCCTTGAATGTACCGTCAGCGTTCCGCTCGCGTTCACCAGTGGCCGTCTCCTCAGATATGGGTGTATCGGCAGGCTTTGCAGCCTCTACAGGCTTGCTGTCTGCCTTGTCGATGGCATCAAATGCCCTGTCAATCGCGCCGCGTGATGTGGGTTCCAGTTCTGCGGGTGCTGCGCTCTCTGTCTGGGCTTCGGGCGCGGGTGCTTGTTCAACCGTTTCAACGGCTGTTGCTTCATTATCCATGGTTTTACCTGTCTGAGAGGTTGCGGGTTATGCGCCTAGTCCGGCTTGCGAAAAGGCTTTGGCGACTGATCCTTTGATTTCGTTGCGATCAGGTTTCGGCTTATTGAACGGCTTGGGAGCCACGACACTGCTGTCGTTTCCGACTTCGACAACACCCGCCTGCTTGTACGATGCGCGTAGTGTGTGCTTGCTGTCATAGATGCGACCGTCAATTTGAGACTGTACCGGCTCCATGGTGTCGCTGATGAAGTGCGGGGCTGGCAGATCCGATGCGGACAAGATGCGCTCAGGGAGGCAGTTGTGGGGGATTTCTCCAACCGGGTGCCAGCCCTTGCAGACGCGGCAGAAACGTTCAGTCATCCGGTCACCTTTGCCAATACACCGCCGATATAGCCCGAAACGATTGTCGAAGCTGTATCTGATATTGCAATCATTCTTACATCACTGTTTTTTGGGATTATGAAGAACGGTCTCATCTCATCGTGCATATGCGGTCCTGACGCCTGATCGAGGTTCATTTCAAAGCCGAGCGGACGCCACACACCACCAACTTGCTTATATTCAACCTCGATATTAACTTTGGCACTTTGTGGAGAGCCACGGGTCACTGAAGCGTACACTTCCGAAATAAACCAATAGTCTGTGCTTGAAATACTCGTTGCGCATTTCTGCGTCTGATTGATACCAGCGACAAGAATCATCTTGACAGAAGCATCTGTGTCTGGCTTGCCAGCAGTCAACCCGCTGTTTGCGGCGTTGTCATAGACAGCAATATTCCCGACATTGGCAACCGCAGGAACGGCGAATGTACCGCCCTTGATATACATGCGATTGGCTCTTGCCATCGGAGTTCCAAGGACTGCTCTTGTCTGCCCTGTTGCCGTTACATCCTGAGAAACAAATGTGAGATTGCCTGACCCATCCATCGTATGGCCTTCAACTGTCACAATGCCTGTATCTGAGCCGGATGTTGAAACAAGTGAATCAACTGTGTTGCCTGTGGCGAGTGTTTCGTTGACCACTGCGTCCTGAAAAATACCGACCGTTGTGCGGACGCCGTCGTTTGCCTGGAGCGTTTTACCGAACTTGATCAGGCTTTTCTTCTTGGCATTGACTGAAACGATATCGCCGTAGGTGCTTTCAACCTCACGGATTGCGTGGCCCACCCAATAGTCCTGCATGGGGAGCGGAACGTCTGGGCCGTATTCAACCGATCCGCTGGATGTGAGTGTAACCGGGCTACCCATCTGATGATTCCGATTCTGACTGTTCTTCGGCCTTTGCCAGAGATGCCACTGTCTGCGCCTTTATGCGCTCGATCTCGGCATATATTTTCTCAATCTCGGCTTGGACCTTCTGGCTTTCGCCTTGTGATTTGATCTGATCGGACTGCGATTTCATCTGATCGGCCTGCATCTTGGCTTGCAATTCCTGAACCTTCAATTCGTGCGCGGCTTTCATTTCCTCACCGCGCATTTTGAAATCAGCCTGGGCCTTTTCGCCTTCGGCTTTCATCCTGTCGGCTTCCGGGTTTGGCTTCGGCTGGCTGGCAACCTCTTTCATCTGATCGGTGAATTCATCAATGGCTGCTTCAAGAGGACGCCCTGCCCTGAATGGCCCAACAGCGAACTTGATAACCTCACCGGCAAACGGTGCCGCCTGGGGCTGTGCGGCCACCATCGGAGCCAACTG